CCGTGATGCACCGGGACCGCCCAGATGAGTTTATCCCTATTAAGTATGACAACGACGAGGTTGGACAGCGCACTCACTTGCAGAACAAATATGATGACGTGGCGGAGAGTCTGGGACCCGACCTCGCTAACATCGCCTTTAAGCCCAACGAATACCCGTACGTTAAGCGTCAAGCTAACAAGGGTCCTGTTGAGGAAACCAAGAACTAACACTTCTGTCACAATAGTTAAAATGTCGTTAGGAATTAAAATGAACTGGAAACAGGGTGCTGTCGCCAAGGTTGGTGAACTTGCTGCTGCTGGTGGCTTTGTTGGGGCTATGCCCGGACTCCACGACCCTATGGCTGCTGCTGCCGGTGTTGGCATCGGCGCAGCTATTGGTGCTGGCGCAGGAGTTGCTGCGGCATACCGCGCAAAGCGTCGGGAGCACATGCAAGACGGCGTTAACGAAGCCCGCAAGTAAGTTTAACCATGCCTGAGTCTTCCTACGAAAAGGCGCGTCGCCTTGCATCTGAGAACTCTCTCCCCGGTGTTGACTGGGATTCGATGCGTGACCCTAAATACGACACTCTGCCTAACACTCTTAAGCCCGAAGCATTTGAGGCTGAGAAAGACAAGTCTCGTCTACAAGAACACTTCAAAGCAGTTCCCGGTGCACGTAACCCGTGGGGGTACATATCCCACCCCGGAGATTACGAGAAACAAGAAATAGACGAGTCACGACAAAAGCTTGCTAAGATTGCTATTAAGAAGCCCTTCCCCGAGGGGATGAAAATGGCGCACACCGTTGAACGCGGTACTTGGGGCGGTGCATCCCACTCGCTCGAAATCTCAGACCCTAACGACAGCACCAAAGGCAACGTTTTTGTGGGAAAGTTGACTTGGGACGGAACAAACGGTGGTGTTGAGGGGTTCCATGTGGATGAGAACTACCGCCACCTTGCTCCCCACATGCTTGAAGCAGCCCACTCTATTTCGAGCGCATATGGGCACGTAGGTCCTACGAACTCGAATGACCTTTCGCCGTATAGCTACAAGCTGTCTCGCAGATACGCGCCGTCATCTATGCCCTATGACGCCACAGTGAGTGGGATTCCAGTAGAGCACTACGAAGACCCGCACTATGAAGAACACGAAAAGTTAGAACATACCCTGAGTAACATTGCGGGTTCTGCGTATGACCTTCGCTACGAGCTACAGCAGCGTAGGCACCCCTCGAACTACGACCTTACGGACGCTGTAAACTCCCTGAGCAAAGCGGAAGACGCACACAGTGATTACGACCACTCTAGCGTCAAAGATTATTTACATGAAGCCAAGACGCACATTGCCAATGCAGCAGCAGGTATTAAACCTGAGAACCACTCGGATTCAGAGACAATGCACGAGTTCTTGTCTCGTACGAATTCCCTTCACGACACCATAGCCGAAACCCTCGAAAAGCACAAGGCGTTGTTCGACTAAATAGCCCTGCCGACTTCTTAATCGGCTGTCACAATAGATAGATGAGCGACAACCCGTTAAACGACCCGGAGTTTGTGCAGGGCGTCTGTAAGACTTGCGGAATCCCCGTAGAGACTAGTTCGGTCAATGTTATCTACGACCGCCTTGGTCAGCCTTTGTACGGCAAAAACGCAGAGCCACACCGCTGGGAGCACATGTTCCCCGACACTGTCGAGGGTGAGGCGTCTCGTCTGTACCACTTTGCAAAGAACACGCCTATCAACCACCCTGCCGAACCGTCCGATAACCGTACGCACGAGCAGGATGGGGAACGCATCCGTCGTCAGGGCTACCTTGACCACATGGAGCAGGGCTTTAAGTTAAGCCGACAGTTTGATGACCTTATGGGTCGAGGAGAACGCGAGTGAGCGTCGAGAATAACGTCAGCCCTCAAATTGGCAATTATTTGCCCGGCATGGCTCCAAAGGCACAAGGAGCTAAGCAGCCTCACCAAATGTCGCCTGAAGAGTTCCTCGATTCTCCTGACATATTTTTCCACGCAACAAACCGCCCGATTGAACAGTGGAAAAGCAAGAAAAACACGCAGGTGCATGTTGGCTCGTATAGGGCAGCATCTGAGCGGTCGATGGATGTGGAAAACACTCGGGCAGGGTTCTACGCTACACCCTCTGGACCAACGACAATGATTGCGGGAAAGATTTCCCCTAAAGCAAAGATAGACTCTCGCGTCTACAGCGATAGCGAAGCAAACATTGGTCACCCGGCGTACAACGTTGCGCCTTTTGAGGGGCAGATTGAACCAAACTTCAAAAAAGTTGTTTTCTACCCAAATAACGCGGAAGATAACAGTTCTTTGTCAGCAGTTTTGCCTAACGCTTCTTTGCTCAAGACTCATGCCGATTATGTAACAGAAGCTATTTCTAAAGGCAAAGCCGACGAGGTACACCCTAAAACCATGGCAATGTACAAAGCCGGGGTTTTAGGAGCATGGAAACACGACGCTAGTAGTGCCCGAGGAATGGTGCAAGCACGTTTTCAACGTCACTCGCAGCCAGAGCCACTTTTTGATGTTGAAGGTGCGCCTAAACCTGCTGTCGAACCAAACTTCACTTACAAGTGGAACGAAGGAACCCCAGATTGGCGAGCCACATCATCTGGTGTTGGAATCGACAATCCGCGAGAGGTTGCTACGCCCCACGCAGAGTCTGACTTGTTCTTTTCGGACAAATACGAGCGGTTTACTGGGAAGAAAGACCCGGAGGAGCAGCGATAATGGAGTGCTCTAAGTGCAAGAGTCGAGAAGAAACCTTGTGGTTCTCCATTTGCTCAAATTGCTGGGATAACCGGCGTGTTCAGGCATCCGAAGATGTAGAGGAGGCTTAGTATCCAACCATGACTACTATCGAATCCCCCACCATGTACATTGGAACTGTCCTTACCTACGCGGAGAACCAGTTGGTCGAAGACCCGCTGTTCTTCAACACCATTGACCTTGCTAAGGGCGCTGCCCAGCGCAAGGCTGAAGAAAACAGCATGTTGTTTGGCAGTGTTTACGAAATCACCACCATCGTAGACAACAACGGCATGCGCCATCCCTACCGGGTTGTCAAGCACGTTGACTGGTCAATCTAAGTTTGAACCCGAAGACCCCATCTACTCCGGTTACCCGTTAATCGGGGGTCGTAGATACTTCCCTAAAGAACAACGAGAAGAGATACCTGTGTCCGTATTCCAGACAACTGCTACTAGTAAACCTGCCAAACCAGCAACTCCTCGGGCAGTAGCTCCTAAACGTCGCACGGGGGCAGCCACGCGCATCAACGCCGACAACATCTGGCTTTACCGCTTTATCGCAGTTGGCGTTATTGCCGGTGCGCTTGCGGCATTCGCCACCTCGTGGACAGGTTTGCTGTACGTTGCTGAGTGGCAAGCCCTCCCTGTTGGGTGGGAATGGCTTACCCCTGTCATGATTGACATCCCTATTGTCGTCCTGAGCCTCGGTGCTCTGGCAAAGCGCTCTCGTGGTGAAAACCACTGGTGGTTCCTTGCATTTGCCATTTTCCTCACGCTGTTGTCCTCAGCAGCAAACTTTGCTCACACTGTGTCGGTTCGCGGTCTTGATGACTACACCGACTGGATTGGTGCATCGTTGAACGGTCTTGCGCCCGCATTCGTTCTGTTGACCACTGAGGTTCTCGGTAGCCTCGTTACACGACCAATTGTTAAAAAGAAATAGCATGAATACAAACGAGCACTTTGACACAGGCTTTTCTGAAGCCTTAAAAGTCGCTCAACAACAGGCAAACCGCGAAGGGCGCTCCGTCCGTGTCGGTGAGGTATGGGTAAACCCCTCCTCAGCGTCGCTGGCGAAGCGCCCTCGCTTTGATAACATCAACAAGGGATTCTCAGAAGGTAAAGCGCCCAAATAGTCCTAATATTGGGCATACTAGACTAATGGGACGTAACGAGAACTTCAACCGAGGCAGGGGACGCCACATTCTCAACGCGGGTGCGGTAGACGCCCTCCGTAACGGGGACAAGCCCAAGCAGGGTCAGGACCCCGACCAAGGCTTCCCTATTACTGTGTACCCTGAAAACAAGTGCGACCACTGTAACGCTGCATATTTCATGCCTAATGACCTACAGAACCACACCGACATCAAGCACCCCCCGAAGTTCCTATGAGCCGCAAACACGAGCTTGACCAAGGCTATCTCGGCGTTAGGGAACTCCCCGACTACGCCGGTAGTCCGACGTATGTCCAAAACCACCGTTGGATTGATTTTGCCCACAATGCCTCTCCTTTGCGACAGAGTCAAAATAGTGAGTGGGCTAACGACTACCGAGGACCGAGCGAGCGATGAAGTCGTGGGAAGAGATTGTACATAGCGGTCTTATTCCGCAGGAGTACACCGATTACATGCGCACTCGAAAAGGAGCCATTCCCAGCGTCTTTCACACGATGCCCGAAGAAGAGGCTGACTCTCGGGGTCGGCAGATAAACGACGCCATTAACCGCGCTAAAGGCGAGGTAGGTCCAAGAGGTGAGCGTGGCGGTACCCCCGAGTACATGAAGGCGGAGTGGCACTGGTCTGACGACGAGTTAGAAAAGGCAGCTAACTTTTTCCACGCAACCCCAAAAAACAACCGCCCACAAATTGAGCTTCACGGACTCCGACCAACGCTGACCACCACGGTAGGCGACCCCAATGAAATGAAGCAACGCTACGGAGTATTTGGGGCTATTGGGAGTGCTAGCGTCGGCTACGGAATTGCCCCTGCAAACCCCGACGCCAACGGAATTAAACGAGCAGATATTTATCAGGTCCACCTTCCGGTCAAAGATGTCCGTGTTGACCCCTACGGAACCCCGTTTGCGGAGCGAACCGTTAAGCCTCACGAGTTTGAGCGGGTAGGACACGCTCTTCGTCACCCGGATAGCGGGGAAACTGAAATTCACTGGGGTAAAGAAGAAGACTGTGAGCACTGCCGATGAGTGCATCAGACCACTTGGGACCGCAGTTTAAGGGTCATGTCAGAGTTTTTAGAGGAATCGCTAACACCAGCGAACTCTCCGACATTGACTTCAATAAGCTTGGCAAGCACTGGACTACGAACCCAGAAATTGCCGTGGATTTTGCCAGTTACTACAGTGACAACCCCGGACACGTCGTTACGGGGCTAGTACACCCGGATGACGTTCTTTCTGCCGATAACCCCGAGCATCAAGCTGCTTTGAGTTCGTACCGCCTGAGAGCCTACGAAAACGAGACTCCAATTCGTGTGGGGGCAAAAGTCGGCGTGGTAAGTGTAGAGAAGTACCAAAACCGCAAGAGTGTCTCTGGTCCCACTAAATACTACAAAAACGCATCTGCGTAATCTGCTACACTCTCCTTAGACATGCCAATCGGGTGTCATTTAAACTGCTGGTCTTCGGACAGCGGAGACTAGCACTATCTACGTCTAAGGAGTAGAAATGTATTACAAGCAAGGACCCAACCAGTGGGAAGTTCCAAACCCACACAAAATCCCGTATTCTCCCAGTCCTAAAGACGAATGGGACAAGTACGCACCTAAGCCACTAGAGAAGGCTAAGCCCCTCACTATTTCGGACTTGTTCCCGAATCTTGACCGCTGGGCAATTGGCTTTGACCCCTTCTTCTCTGCTTTGGAATCTGCCAAGGCAACAAAGGCTCCGTCATACCCGCCGTACAACGTGACCCGCTCTGGGGACGTGTACACCATTGAAATGGCGTTGGCTGGTCTGAAGAAGAGCGACCTTGAGATTACCGTCAAGGAGCGCACCCTTACCATCGCTACCACCGATAAGGTTGCGGATAAGGCGTCTGGAAAGAATAACTCCGTAGAGGTACTTCATCAGGGCATTGCGTCTCGCGCGTTCACGACCAACTTTGCTTTGGGAGAGAACATTGAGGTCACGGACGCGACGATGGCGGACGGTATTCTGACCGTCATTTGTACCGACATCATCCCCGAAGATAAGAAACCAAAGACAATTACTATCAAGTAAGTACTGGTAACCCCCCGCAATGTCGGGGGGTTACCTATTTCGACACGCCGTAGTCAACCAATACGAATTACACCCGTGTGATAGTCTGACCCAGACCATTGGACAACCAAAGGAAAACCAACATGTCTCCCTTAATCGATAACCAAGAGTATCTCGCTGATATTCGGAACATGAATCTCAGTAGTCGGGATATCTCTCGCAAGTGGGGTATCGGAAAGACTACTGTAACAGACCATCGAGAAAAGTTGGGAATCAGTCGCCCAACGAGTAACCAGACTGCTGGATTGCCCTCTAAGGCACAAGAATCATTCTCTGAGGACTCTGACGGTACACGCACCGTAGAAGCCATTAGGGACCGTCCTGTGACGCTTGAGGACGCTCGTGCGTGGATTGAAGCCTCTGGTGATAGCCCAGATGACTACAACATCTCCATTCGCTCCATTGCGTATGGTCAGGACATGTTTTCTAACCGCATGTCGGCTAGCCCCAAGTTTAAGAAGAACTCGGTCAAGGTAGACCAAGTTGACTTCGACAAGGCAAGTAAGTTCATTGAGAACTTCACTTATGTACCCCCCAAGAAGGACTTCCTTGTTGACTTGGCAGTTCTCCAGCCCACAGACGAGCAGTGGGGTAAAACAGACTTCAACGGTGGGTCAGAGCAGACTCTAGAGCGAATCATGAAGTCTTACGGCGGATTTGCCGAATATGTCAAGGAATACCGCCCACGCGAGGTTCTCTTTGCCAAGACCGGTGACGGTATCGAAAACACGTGCAACACCTCAAGTCAGCGCGATACCAACGACCTAGACGTTCCTCACCAGATTTTGGCGATGTTTAAGGCGGACTTGGCAGGTATCCGCATGATTGCGCCTCTTACTGAGTACTTGACAGTAGCCCACGTCCCGTCTAACCACGGACGCTGGCGCGTAGGTCCAAAGGCGGACGGCGGGGATGCCCACGCTGATTTTGGCATTACAAACGCTAAAGCCATTTCTCACGCGTTATCTACTCTAAGTAACTTTGATAATGTCGAGATTGTGCTTCCTGAGCCTCACATGGAGTCGGTGGCTCTTACTATTGGCGATATGCGCATCGGTCTTGTGCACGGGCACCAGTCAAGCGGTCCCGACAAGATGGGCGAATGGTGGGCACGTCAAGACCACGGTCGTATGCCTACGTGGGATGCTGACGCTCTCTTTGTAGGTCATTGGCATTCGTACCGCGTGTACGAGTCTGGTGATGGTCGTCCCGTATTTGTGGGTCCTGCGTCGGATAATGGCTCGTCGTGGTTCTCTAATCTCAAGGGAGAACGCGCTACTGCGGGCATGTTGGCAGTAAGTTTCGTTGGTAAGAAGTGGAAATACCAAGACATTCTCTAGGTAGCAAGGTTATTTAAACTGCCTCTCGGTACAATTGACTGAGAGGCAGTTGCCTTTTACGAAGGAGATAACCCGTGGCTATGCCAAACCCTTTTGCTAACTATCCAATTTCGGATGACTGGGCAGCTCACCGTGCCCGTGGTTCTCTTGGCGGTACTGACTGGGCTACACCAGTTGGTACACCCATTTATGCTCCGGTTGCAGGGTCGGTTCGCTTTGAAGCCGGAAGTGGCTCGGGCGGGTACATTATTAGTCTCAACCTCGCTGACTCTCCCGGCTATGTGATGCAGTTTCTGCACTGCTCAGGCTTCAACGGCTCAAACCGTTCGGTCAAAGCCGGTGAGTTGTTGGGCTACACGGGCGGCGCAAGAGGCGCAGCCGGTTCTGGTTCATCTACTGGACCACACGTTCACGTTCACCTTGTAGACCCTAACGGAGTCCGCGAAGATGTGATGCCGTGGTTTGCTTCTAGTGGCGGAAGCTCGTCCTCTGGTCTTGCTATTGACGGCGACTTTGGCAAGCAAACCAAGCGAGCACTTCAAAGCGCTCTAGGAGTCACTGCTGACGGTGACTTTGGACCAGCAAGTACCCGTGCTCTTCAGGCTTTCCTCGGCATTACTCAGGACGGCTCTTGGGGTCCGGCTACGACTCGTGCTCTCCAAGGATTCCTTGGCGTACCCGCTGATGGTGATTTTGGTCGCCAGAGCGTCCGTGCACTTCAGGCGAGCTTGAATGCGGGGACGTTTGTTAAGCCCGTAGCCCCAAAGCCAGAGCCGGTTGCTCCAAAGCCTGAGCCGGTAAAGCCGAAGCCAGAACCCGTAAAGCCTACTCCGGAGCCAGTTAAGCCGGAACCGGTCAAGCCAGAGCCAGTTGTACCCGAGAAACCTGTTAAGCCGGTAACCCCAGCAAAGCCAACTCGACCTTCTATTCCAACCAAACCCTCAAAACCAGTGAAGGAACCAGTAATGCCAGAAGTAAAGCCCCTCCCCGACGCTGCTACCAACGCGGCACACGACGCTCTTGGAATCCTCATCCCCAAGGCAAAGAACCGTAAGCTTGCTTACGCAGTTTACGGACTCGTCTCGCTGGTTGTTAGCAACGCCGCAGTCGGCGTTGTTGCCTCGGGCAACGAAGCCCCTGTTTGGCTGATTGTTGCACTTGCTGTTGTCGGAAACCTCGGTGCTCCGTTTGCAACGCTCGCTATTGCAAATGCCGGAAATAAAAACTAATAAAAAACTAAGGAAGCCCCTCGGTAGAGAACCGGGGGGCTTTCTGTTTTGGTAGACTAGGTATCTACTCACCCCTGTCCTTGTGATGGGGGTACTTCTATCTCTACAGCAACAGAAAAGAGCGCATTATGGGCATTTTGGGAACCGGAATTCAAGAAGGCTTGATGCTTAAGCCAGTCAAATACAAATGGGCAATGGACCTGTACGAACAGGCAGTAGCAAACACGTGGTTCCCAAATGAAATCCAGCTAGGGGAAGACCTTGCAGATTTCAAGAAGATGACTGAGGACGAGCAACACGCCCTCACATTCCTAATGAGCTTTTTCAATCCAAGCGAACTCATTGTAAATAAGGCGTTGGCGTTCGGCGTGTACCCGTACATCAACGCGCCTGAGGCTCACCTCTACCTTGCCAAGCAGATGTGGGAAGAGGCGAACCACTGCATGTCGTTCGAATACGTCCTTGAGACATTCCCAGTGGACCGTGAGCGTATCTACGCTCAGCACGTCGAGACTCCCGAGATTAAGAACAAGGAAGACTTTGAGACGCGATTCATCAAACGAATGACGGAGGACACTCTTGACATCTCCACGGTCGAAGGAAAGCAAGACTTCGTTCGCAATCTCGTGGCATACAACGTCATCATGGAGGGTATCTGGTTCTACAGTGGCTTCATGGTAGCTCTGAGTTTCCGTCAACGTAATCTCCTTCGTAACTGGGGTTCGCTCATCGACTGGGTCGTGCGCGATGAAAGTCTACACCTCAAGTTCGGAATCAACCTCATCCTCACCGTTCTTGAGGAAAACCCCGAGATTGTCACCGATGAGTTTGTGGCGGAAGTCAAGCAGATGATTCTTGACGCAGTTGAGATGGAAGTTGCCTACAACAAGGCTCAGTTCCCCAAGGGCATCCTTGGGCTTAACTCGGACTATGTAAGCCAGTACACCAAGTACCTCGCTGACCGTCGCTTTGAGGAGTTGGGCTTTGAGCCTCACTACAAGGTGGCTAACCCTGCCAAGTGGATGGCTGCGGCTAACGACACGTTGCAATTGGTCAACTTCTTTGAGTCAACCAACACGTCTTACGAGTCAAACGCCAAAGCTTCGTAGTAGAATCCTTCCATGACATTTGACGAACAAGAAGCATTTGTAATCGAAAAGCTTGGGCAGGAACCTGATAGCTCCAAGTACAACCCTGTTTGGGATGTGTGGCAGTTTACCTTCACAGTGCCTCGTGGAATTAACCGCGAGAGAGTGGTTGTCGAACTTCGCCCCATTAGCAAGGAAGTACGGGTCTACTCAAAACCTTTGCTCGACAGCTACCACCCCATTGACGACATTGCAGATGCGTTCGAGAAGATGTCAAAGAGGGTAGAGGACATCCCGCTTATTCTCCACGAAGAGTAGTAAGCTAGAAGAGCAATACCGACCGCATTCGTGACCACCGGTATTGCTTAAAGCCCCATCTATTACGGTAGGTGGGGCTTCTTCTTTTCTGGGATACTGGTTGTTATGGCAAACAAGTCTCGTAGCGCATCTACGCGCAATGATAACCGCCCTAGCGGTAAGGGAGCTAAAAAGCGACCCAAGAAGTTTGACCCCATTAAGCGTCGGTTGGTAACTGCGTAATGGTTATCCAACTTAATCCTCCCCTACCGTTCTACACCCCCAAAGGGTCTGCGTTAGCGCACTTCCTCATTGACATGGGACCAGAGCACAACATCCAGTGGGTTTGCTTCCAAGATGAGACAGGTGAGTGCTGGACTTGGCAAAACTCTGATGTTAGAGCGACTAATAACGTCACTATGCACCGAACGAATGTGAAGAAACTGTGATGGGTCGTAATAACGCAGACTTCAAGAATCAAGCCCTTTACCATGGGACAAACTACCCCTTCGAAATAGGCGACGTGGTAGTTCCGGGGTTTCACGGTGCCTACGCAACTACTGATACCGGTGTCGCTAGGGCTTACGCTGAGGATAAGGCTATGACAGAAGTATCCCCGGTGAACGAGTATCGAATCCCCAAGGTGTACACGGTAGAACCTCTCGACCACGATGAAGCGGGTCCTGATAGATACGACACCCCCGGAGTCACTGTAAGTACAAAGGGATTCCGCGTCACAGGTAAGGTCGAAGAGTAATGGGACGTAATAACGCCCTTAATCCCCTTTAGCTCAACGGCAGAGCAACGCACTGTTAATGCGTAGGTTCTTGGTTCGAATCCAAGAGGGGGAGCAAAACTTGTGGTAGTGTCTTCGTTATGAACAAGCCTAAAATGTCAACCGTTGTCGGCGTTACCTCGGTAACCATCGCGCTCGTCATTGCTGCTACCAGCATTGCCCGAGCAGAGGGGGAAAGCACCCCCTTACCTGAACCAGTACCTGTAGAGACGTACACGTCGATGCCCGTACCGCCAGCACCAAGCGAGTCTGCTGTTCCGGAAGAACCAGAACCGGAAGCACCGGAGCCAGAGGAACCTGCACCTCGCTTGCCGATTGCATCCTCCGTACTCGGAGCAGTTACACTGGCTATTTCCACGTACTGCACCACTCCCAACGGTTCGTCAATGGACCAGTCAAAGTGGGCAATCATTGACCCTAACGCAGTCAACATCACCGGCTTTTGGGAAGTTTGGGCTAACACGCCCAGCGGGGCTATCGTAGTCCTCGCTACCCCAGAACCTAGTCAGGTGCTTGTAACGGCGTCCTCTCCAGTGGCAGTCCAAGCGTTTGCTGCATGGGGATGTCCGTCTGAGATGGCTGTGGGTAGGTTCTAATTTTCTAGGCAGTAGCCCCCTTAGCAGATTTGCTAGGGGGGCTATTTGTTTCCCCAAAATACTCCCTTTGTCTCTGTCATACTCTATTTATGGGTGCTAATAATCAAGATTTCTTTGACGGCGGTAATGCCGCTCGTCTTAACCAGTACGGTACTGCTCAGGAGACCGAGGAGTTCGAGGGTCCCAAGCCTTTGCACACTTCCGGTTCTCAGAACAAGTACACCGGTCACACGGCTGGCAAAGTAGCCGGTAGCGGTTCGTACCAGTAATGGAGCCTCGCCAAGACCACAGCCAACTCTCCGGTATCTTTGAGGAGGGTTGGTACAGCCGTCTTAAAAACGACCCAGTTTACGCGGGTATTGGTGCAAATTACTACGGCTACTCCACGTACATTGGGTCAATGGCGATGTACAACGGCGTCACTACCGCTACACCGTACCGAGACCAAGACCAAGCCCAGCCCGAGGCTGACTCTAAAATTGCCCGAGCTGCTGACGAAGTAGGCGCTACGGGCGACTCCATGGGCGGAACATACCTAGGGCTTTAACCTATCTGGGTGGAGTTAAGCGACTACGCTTGACGTTCTTTTGTCATCATAGGTATATGATTCCTCGCAAGCCTCTGGCTCCCAACAACGGAGCACCCAACAGGGGCTTGTTCTCTCAGTTCCCGTATTCTCCAAAGTATCCGAAGGCACAGGAACATCCGTCTATTTTCACGTACACCTCACCCGGTCGTGGCATGAATGGGGAACACAACAGCGGAAACCCAAGCGCGGAAGAGCTGTGGAGAAGCGTCTCTACTCGCGTAAAGCCTTGGGCAAAGTAATTACAGGTTCGGGAATACCAAAAGGACTTTTTCATGCTTCAACTAGACATCCAATTTCTGGCATCAATGGCAGTCGTACTGACTGCCAGCATCACCATTCTTACGGTGGTGGTTATCCCTCTAGTAAGAAGGGTCAAGAAAATTAACGATGGATGGGACGACTTCATGCGTGATTGGAAGGGCGAGGATGCGACTTTTGGTCGAGACCACGCTCCGGGCGTCATGGAACGGTTGAACGACATTGATGGTGAGTTCAAAAAAAATAGTGGGTCTACTTTGAAGGATGCAGTAGCCCGCATCGAGAGTAAACTTGAGGAAGTAGACCAGCGTCTCCAAAGAGGAGACGAACGAATGAGTCGCATCGAAGACAAGTTGGAAAAGTAATGGTAAATGGACCACACATCCACGACCCTAGCGGTCACCGGTATGGTAAAGGCGACCTACCTATTGCCACAACTATTGGCACCATTAAAAACGCCGTTATAGCTGGTCGGGACAAAAAGCGTAAAGAGCTTCAGAAGAAGCAACAAGAGGCTGGCAAAACTAAGGCTGAAGAAGAACAGCCTAGAGAAGAAAAGACCACAGAAGAACCTGCCAAGAAAAAGACTGTTCAGTTAACTGTTGGCGATAATATCCCAACTCGACCCTCTGGACCGCGCCCTGCACCGACAGTCCGTGGAGCCGGTGGAAAGTTTGAGCCTAACGAGGAGTACGGCAAGCGGAAGCAAGCTGATACCGACTTCAACGCCGGTCTCGAAGACCAGAGGATTATTCAAAACCACAGCGCTGCGCAGTTTGACACCCACAGAGTTGACATTGCCGGAGACCAGAAGATTAATGTTCCCGGAAAACCTATGCGAGCTACGGGGTACGGTCCGACCAATCCTCGCACGGGAACGACAAACAAAGCTCAAATGGGCACAATTCAGAAGACTGCTCAGAAGATTGACGAAATCCGTACTCGCAATGCAGCCATACGGACGACCCAAGATACTACGGCAACGCAACAGCCGACAAATAAACCTCAAATGCCCTCAGACTAAAGAAGTTCAGCAGGAACTTTTTTAGATTATTTGACAAGGTAGTTATCTACCTTTAAGGAGTGACCCATGAACAAGTGCGCAAATTGCCCCGAGGCAGCCACTATTGAATACCCTATTAGCGCAGAGCACAGCATCCTGTATTGCCAGAAGCATATCCCCGGATTTCTTCGTCGTCCTGAGTTTGCTCGGACAACAAAGTCGGTTGAAAACAACCCTGTAATTGCAGAGCCAGCAGTCGAAGACTCATCTTCCAAAAAGAAAGCACCCAAAACTTCAAGTGAAGAAACAACCACAACAGAACCGCCAGCAGAGGCAGAAGGAGAGTAATAAATGAATGAGTACGACACCGTTGGAGGCTACGCTTGCCCCATCGACCCTGCTGAGGCTGCGCTTTGCGAAGGTTGTCAGTAGCCGGTAACCGGAGAGTTTGATGCCTTAGCCCCCCGAAAGGGGGGCTTTGTGCTTCTATAGGTGTATGCCTATTATCCGTAAATTCGCTGTCCAAGGGCACGAGATTCCAAAACATGTCTACAGCCCCCGTGGTCTTGAGGGGGCTATTGACCGAAAGGTCATGAACCAGTCCAGCTCGTACTACGACGGCTCTGTTCGCGGAGACTCCCTGCATGAAGCATTCGACGATGTTAGGCTGTTTCGTTGCAAAGATTGTGCCACCATTTTATATGAGGATGAACTTTCTGCTCACGACTGTGAGGAAGAGAGCAAAGACTCCTTCCCCGAAGCGCACGGGGATGACTAACCCTCTCTAGAGAAAGAAATATCATGGCAATTAACGAAAACGGAAACCTGCTTGATGACGCAGGTAACGTCGTTGTGGACTTTGTTTGGGGTAATATCCCAATGCAGCCCAACGATGTTCGTGAAGAAAACGGTCAGACCGAACTGCTTGACCCAACGCTCGACAACCACAGAATCGCTTACGAAAACTGGAACGGTTACCCACTCTACATTCCCGGCACTGCGGGTGCCGAAGGTGCTGGCTACATCATCGTTCCTAGCGTTCTTGGGCAAACCACGACTAACGCTACTGACATCCTTGAAGATGACGGTCTTGTTGTAACGGTTGCTGCCGGTGCTACCAACGCAGCCAAGGTCGTCACGGCTGCTGCTCGTACTGCTGGTTCAACTACCGTTACAATTACTGCTTCGGGTGCCGCTGCCGCCTATCCTGTTGGAACCAAGATTACGATTACCAACTCTGGCGACACGACTGTCAATGGAACTTGGACCGTTACTGGCGGAACATCTGACACAGTTACCTTTACGGGAACCGCTACCACCGTTCTTTCGCTTTCGGGGATTACTGGTGCGGTTGTCGGTACGGTTGCAACTATCAAGACGCAGTCGGTCGCTGCTGGAGCTAACTCAATTGCAGTTGGCGCAGCCATCACCATCACTCCTTGGGCTATTGCGAGCTAGTAACTAATGGCTAACGCAGGTTTGCCCCTAGGGGGTCAATTCCCTACTCGTGCTGAGATAGGGGCAAACCTGCCACCCTACGTTGAGAACCCCCGTCAGGTGGGTGCAAACCAAGGGTATGGAAAGTACAACCGGTTGTCGTCTATTTGGGCAAATGAGTCAACTCAGTTTATGAATGACCAGTATCTTGCCTCACAAGACAACACCTACACTTCGAACAACCTAGCGGACGAACAACGGGACTTTGAGTCCTCTATCGTCAAGCTGACAGACGTCCCGACTTCTTCGACTAACTACAGTCGTCCCCGCACAGTAGCCGCTGGCTATAACCCAGTTAGCAAGACCATGACTGTCGTGTTCCGTGATGGAACTTTTTACAACTACTACGACGTCTCCCCCGGTGAGTGGGAAAACTTTTCGTCGTCGTATTCTAAAGGTCGCCCGTGGCTTAACCGCAAGAACAGCCAGCAGGGTGCTGACGGGCTGTTTATTAACAAGCCCCGTGGTCAGGCAAACATCGAAGACATTGACCCGAATGTACGAGAGCAGCTTTATCGTGTTGCCCGTACCCAGCAACTTTACAAGAAACCCCGAGCACATAAAGAGTACAGTTACAAGTCACCTCAAGACAGAGTGCCCCAACAGCGTACGCAAAAATCGGGGGGAACAATCTCCTCACGGCGCAGAACAGGGTACGTTCCCAAACCAAGGAAAGCATCTTAGTAAATGCCAAAGGTACACAACATCGGCTCAAAACGGTTCATTCAATTCCTTAACTTCCCTGCTCAGTGGGGTTGGAAGGTTGTGGTTAAAGGTTGGACTCAAGAGATTGAAGACCCTTACCGCACCGCCGAACCTTATATCGTGAGACTTCCGTTCCGTAAAGCGGTAGTATTTGGTCGTTGGATTGGCACACTTACGGAAGACGAAGCGCTTAACAAGGCGGTTCAGAGACGGGACCTTACTTATGACGATTTTCAAGAAGAAAACGGATGGATACCAGCCCCAGACCAAGTTGGAGAAGAGAGTGGCGAGTATTCCTACTCCCGAATTGGTGACTTGGGCTGAGAACGCCCTGTTTGTAATTGGCAAAGAAGTAACCGGGTGGTTGCGCACCCGAGACGTAGCACTGCTTGAAGAAGCTGACCTCGGGGCAGAAGCCCTGTACGCCATTACTCAAGAACTAAAACGACGGGTCAATAGTGGTATCTGAAATTGATTCTGAGCAGTTTGAGGAAATCAACCCTGAGTTCTATCAAGAAGACCACGACGCCTCAGAGTTCGATAATTTAGACGAGCCTGACACTTTATCTCAAGAGTTTGTAACCAAACTTACTGAGAAGATTATGAAGTTTATGGTTGTGTTGGTTGGTCACGACCTACACGTGTACCAAAAGCCCCTTGCTCACCGCATCATTGAGTCTGTCCTTATTAATGATGGTGAAGAGATTACTGCACTGGCATCCCGTCAGTCGGGCAAGACTGAGACCGTGTCGGACACCCTTGCTACCCTGATGGTGCTACTTCCTTTGTTGTCAAAAATTTATCCTGACCTACTTGGCAAATTTAAGGATGGACTTTGGGTAGGCATGTTTGCCCCCACGGAATCACAGGCTGAAACGCTCTTTAGCCGTACTGTTACTCGCCTTACGTCTGAGCGGGCTATTGAGATTCTGGGTGACCCAGAGATTGATGACGCAGCTAAACGAGTCGGTGGCGTTACCCGAATGATTAAGCTAAACCGCTCTGGTTCGACTCTCACAATGATGACAGCCAACCCCAAAGCAAAAATTGAGTCTAAGTCGTTCCACGTCATCGTCATTGACGAGTGCCAAGAAGCGGATGACTTTACAGTTGCTAAGTCAATCTCGCCAATGCTCGCGTATTACGCCGGTACCATGATTAAGACCGGTACGCCTACCACATCAAAGAACAACTTCTACCGCTCTATCCAGCTCAACAAGCGCCGAGCAACTGGACGTGGGGCGCGTCAAAATCACTTCCAGTGGGACTGGCGAGATGTCGCAAAAGTCAACGATAACTACTCTAAGTTCATCAAGAAGGAGATGCTTCGTATTGGCGAAGACTCCGACGAGTTCCAGATGTCGTATAACTGTAAGTGGCTTCTTGAACGCGGTATGTTCGTTACCCAAAGTATCATGGACGACTTGGGGGATACCTCTCAGGAACTTGTCAAGGTATGGCACAAGACCCCTGTCGTTGTTGGGGTTGACCCAGCGCGTAAGATGGACTCCACTGTCGTTACCGTTGTCTGGGTGGACTGGGACCGCCCCGATGAGTTCGGGTACTTTGACCACCGTGTTCTAAATTGGCTAGAGATTCAGGGAGATGACTGGGAAGAACAGTACTTCCAGATTGTCAACTTCCTCAGTAACTACGACGTTCTTGCTGTCGGTGTAGACGCCAACGGTGTCGGTGACGCAGTTGCCCAGCGTCTTAAAATCCTTATGCCCCGTGCAGAGGTAATCCCCCTTACCTCAAGTCAATCAGAGCAGTCTAAGAGGTACAAGCATCTTCAGGCTCTGATTCAGAGGCGCATGCTGTCGTTTCCTTCCCACGCAAAGACTCGCCGTCTTCGTGTTTGGAAGCGGTTTACCCAGCAAATGACTGACGCCGAAGTTCAGTACAGGGGCGCAAACTTCCTTGTCGAAGCTCCTGACGAAGCGTACGCACACGACGACTTTGTTGACTCCTTATCTATTGCGTGTTCTATGACAGTTGATTTGGTCATGCCAGAAGTTCAAGCAACAAGTTCGCCATTCTTCAATTAATTTGAGTTTGGTAAGTTTTGGTGTGAAAAATCAATCAAACTGGTAATTGAAATGCGCATTTCACACAACTAAGGAGTTACATCATGGGTATTGGACCCGCACCTATGTTCCCTGAGCGTTCGCCTCAGGTCTACGAGCGCAAGGGCGCTGGTAACATGGAACGCCGTGGACCGCTTCGTTTTGAAGAGGGCATCGCAACTGACACCGACGTCCCCACCGATTTCCAGAAGGGAATCATGCAGGGCTTTGCCGCTGCTCCGGGTCGCCCGAACCGCAACGCTCCGGTATGGCAGAAGCCAGCCGCAGAGACGCTGAGCGAACGTGCTCACGTTGGTTCGGCTTCGTGGATTGAAGCACCGACATTCCTTGGTGAGTTTGCTCACGGCTCGTTCACCAACTACGCCGAGCAGACCGTCGAGGTTGTTGCCCGTTCGGGTGGGCGCACGATGCGCATGAACCCGACCGTCGTCAACGACTAGTTTGCCCTGCGGGGGTCTGCTTAGCTGAGTAAGTTGGCTAAGTAGACCCCCTATTGTATGAGGAGACGTTATGCCGCATCAAGTACCGCTTAACCAGCGCCTATGGGCGATGGTTATTACGCAAGCTAAGACGCGCTTTTCCACGTACCCCTCACCTGCTGCCAGTCACTGGGTTCACTCTGAATACCAGAAGAAGGGTGGGCAGTTCAAGGAAGTTAGCGAAGAGACTCGCCGTCAGGAAGTCCTTGCTCGCCAGTTCTTGAAAAAGCGTCATGAACGCTTTGCTGCCAAAGCAGAGGAAAAGAAATCGGAACACAAGTCGGACAAAAAGAAAGATAAGAAGTAATGTCATTTGCTGACTTTTCACCACCCAGCTATCGTGCAGCGTCCTCTGACCTCACAATCAGTATTTCTCCTCTCGGTCTCGTTGAGCTTGCCGATGAAGAGTTTGAGGTTCACGGTCCTCGTCTAAACCGTTACTCGCTCAACTGGGCTATGTACCTTGGTCATCACTGGGGATACCGCCGTGAGCAGGGCGAAACGCAAGTTTCGTTTAACTACTACCGTGCGTTTATCGACTACCTTGCTCGCTTCACGTTTGGCAAGGGCGTTCACTTCCGCTCTCCCAAGGCAACAGAGGCAATTGTTCCTGACCGCCTTGAGCGCGTGTGGGAAATTGACAACGACAAGATGCGCGTTCTTTTTGAGATAGCTCAGATTGGGTCAATTACCGGAGACGCATTTGTAAAGATTGCTTATGAAGAAGCATGGGAAGACTCGATTGGACGATTCCACCCCGGTCGCGTACGCATCCTTCCTTTGAACAGTGCGTTTGCATTCCCTGAGTTTCACCCGCACGACCGTTCACGGCTGCTCCGTTTCAAACAGAAGTACCGCTTCTGGGGTACCAGCCTTGAGGGTACTCGTCAGGTCTTTACTTACACTGAGATTCTGACTGACGACATTATCGAAGAGTACATTAACGACGAACTTATTGACTCGCGCCCAAACCCGCTGGGACAGATTCCTGTTGTACACATTCCCAACGTCCCAGTCTCGGGTTCGCCGTGGGGACTTTCTGACGCGCACG